TCCAATAGAATATTTTATCGCTTTAGAGAAAAACTCAACTTTTAATGTATAAATATATTAGAAGTTATTCTCCATTTAATTATGGAGATAAGTATGGAGGTGCTCATGGGGAGGCCTCTGAATTTAGTCTAAACTTTGCAAAGGAGAAAAAAAATGACTGAAGAAAATGTAAACGTAGAAGCACCTCAACAAGAAGGTGTACAGCTAGGTCTTAACGACATCGCTACTATGGTTCAAATTATCGACTTGGTTTCAAGACGAGGTGGGTTTGAAGGACCAGAATTAGAAGCAGTTGGTGGACTTAGGTCAAGAATCGTTGCTTTCCTTCAAGCTGCGCAAGAAGCACAAGGACAAGAAAATGTCCAAGGTGATTTGCCAGTAGAAGGCGGTGATGATGACGTTGAACCAGAAGGTTCAGCTGACTAATTTGAGGGGGAGCAATTCCCCCTTTATTTTGAATAGGATTATATTATGCAACAAACAGAAAAACAAAAACTATTAAACGCTCTTAAGACAGGTATCGTAACTGTAACATTTGAAAAAGTAGGAACAGGTGAACTAAGGATTATGCCTTGTACGCTTTCACCTAATGTATTGAAAGAAAATGGTATCGATGTAAAAGTCGAAATGAATGCAGAATCTGACAACTTCGCATGCTGGGCTCTCGATAAGAAAGCTTGGAGAAGTTTCAGATTGGACACAGTTAAACAATGGGATACTAATTAATGAATGAGTTTTTATGGGTAGAAAAGTATAGACCACAAACGGTCGATGATTGTATTCTCTCTGCAGATTTACACAAAACATTTAGTGAGATCATTAAAGCAGGTGAAATACAAAACATGTTATTCACTGGCACCGCAGGTGTCGGTAAGACAACAATCGCTAAAGCATTAGCGAAAGAATTAGATTTAGATTATATAATAATAAACGGATCCGAAGAAGGAAATATTGATACACTTCGTAATAAGATAAAACAATTTGCATCAACTGTTTCGTTATCGGGTGGACACAAGTTGGTCATCTTAGATGAAGCTGATTATCTGAACCCACAGTCCACCCAACCTGCTTTACGTGGGTTTATCGAAGAGTTCAGCGAAAACTGTAGGTTCATTCTTACTTGTAATTTCAAGAATAGAATCATTGAACCTTTACACAGTCGATGCTCTGTCATTGAGTTTGCTTTACCAAGAGGAGAAAAAGATAGATTAGCCTCAGTCTTTATGGCTAGGTTAATGTATATCCTTGGTGAAGAAAAGATTGAATATGACAAACAAGTCTTAGTACAGTTTATCATTAAACACTTTCCGGATTTCAGAAGGATTATAAATGAGTTACAAAGATATGCGGTAGGTGGTATAATTGACTCAGGCATTTTAGTTAATGTATCTGATGTTTCAATTGATTCACTTGTTAATCATCTTAAAATTAAAAACTTCAAAGGTATGCGTAAATGGGTAGTTGATAACATCGATATCGAACCAACTGCTATTTTTAGAAAGCTATATGATAATATGAATGAGTATGTGGACCCACAATCGATTCCACAATTGGTACTCATACTTGCAGATTATCAATATAAAGATAGCTTTGTTGCAGATCATGAACTCAACATGGTTGCATGTCTTACAGAAGTTATGGCGGGGGTGAACTTTAAATGAGTCCATTCGATTATGTAAATGCAATTAATTATAGTAAGAAAGATATTATGGTTGATGACATATCAGAGAAAGAATACAATCCTTTTATAATCAATAAAGCATTATCATTCTTTCCTGATACGATACTGTTTGCAAATGAAATGAATAAGTATCATCACCTCGATAGCCGTCTTCAATTCGATTTTTTTATAAATATAATTAAGAAGAAACAAAGGTTCTCCAAATGGTTAAAACCGAGTGAGGTGGAGAATCTAGAACTCATTAAGAATTATTATGGTTATAGCAACGAAAAAGCTAAATCCGTTTTAACAGTACTTAGTAATGAACAAATTGATGAGTTAAAAACAAGGATGAACAAAGGTGGAAGAACAAAATCAAATTAACAACTGGACTTCAGCTGATATGCTTGAAGTTACACTTAACGAACCCGATGACTTTCTTAAGATAAGAGAAACATTAACTCGTATTGGAGTTGCATCGCGTAAAGACAACAAACTATACCAATCTTGTCATATATTACATAAACAAGGTAGGTATTTTATAGTACATTTTAAAGAATTATTTTTATTAGATGGAAAGCCATCCAATCTAATAGAGAACGATTTACAGCGTAGAAATACAATTGCTACTCTGTTAGCTGACTGGGGTTTAGTCTCTATAGTCAAACCTGAATCAGCAAAGGACTTAGCTCCATTGAGACAAATAAAGGTCATTCCTTTTAAAGAGAAATCTCAATGGGAATTATGTCCAAAATATAATATAGGAAATTCTCAAACTGAGAGTTAAACCTGTATAAATAAAATAGGAATGCCGAATGGTTCGGGTTCCACAACCTTGCTAATAATAGGAGGAAATTAAAATGGTAAGAAATACTTTGAACGTACCTCGTTCATTATTCGTTGGCTTTGATACTTTATTTGAAGACTTAGAAAGAATTCATACAAGTGCTAGAGCTGGAACAGATAACTACCCACCACATAACATTGTGAAAATCGATGAAGAGAAATTCTTAATCGAAATGGCTGTGGCAGGTTTCTCAATGGATGATATTGATATCGAACTTAAAGATGGTATCCTTAAAATCAAAGGAGCTGTTGAGAATGATGATAGAGAATATGCTTATAAAGGAATCTCATCTCGCAAATTCGAGAAAAGCTTCCGACTCTCTGAATTTGTCGTTATAGATGGTGCTGATCTTGTGGACGGAATACTTGTGGTGTATGCCAGGGTAGAACTCCCAGAAGAAAAGCGTCCTAGGAAGATCGAAATAGGGTCTGCTGGGGCATCAAAGAAAAAGCAATATTTGAAAGGCTAACATCAGCGAAAACCCAGTAGATAGTAATAAACTTTTTACTGGAGAAACAGAATGAAATACATCATTTCGAAATATGATGATATTGCAGAGGCCCTAGGTATGATGATTATTGGCGGTGTTATTATAGGTTTAGCACCACTCACAATCTACTTAGCCTGGGTAAGCTTCTAAAAATTGAAATCATGCGGGGGTAAGAAATTACCCCCAATCTTATGAATGAAAATAATGGTTTACATTATCACTAAACTATGGTATAATATATTATATGTCAAAATTTTATACTAATGTCTCACGATATGGTAATATGATATTACTTCGTGGGTATGATCACAACAAAAGAATTACAGAAAAAATTAAATATGGTCCAAAGCTGTATGTAAGTACTAATCGTCCAACTAAATGGAAAACCCTAGATGGTACATCGGTTGGAGAAGTTGCATTTGACTCTATGAGAACAGCTACCGAATGGGTAAGGACTAACAAAGACACCGCCGGTCGTCATATCTTTGGTAACACAAGATATATCTCAACCTTTATCAATGACCACTACCCTGGTCAAATCGAATTTGATCGTAACAAAATAAATGTCACTACGATCGATATCGAAGTTGCGTCTGACGATGGCTTTCCCGAGCCAGATAAGGCTGAGCATAAAGTAATCTCAATTACTATTAAAAACAACATCGACAATACTTATCATATATGGGGACTCGGCGACTATGATGTGGAAAACACATATATGAAAACACATCGTGTCATATATAATAAATGCGACAACGAAGCAGACTTACTTATTAAATTTATTACACATTGGTCTCAACCATCAAATGTACCAGATGTTGTCACTGGTTGGAATACAAGGTTCTTTGATATACCTTACTTGGTAAACCGTATTCATAAACTTATTGGTGAAGCATATGTAAAAAGATTGAGTCCATGGGGTATGATTGACAGACAAGATATTACAAAGATGGGTAGGACTCAAACATCTTATGATTTAAAAGGTATATCTCAACTTGATTATCTTGACTTATTCCAAAAGTTTGGTTACTCTTATGGTCCACAAGAATCATATAAATTGGATCATATTGCACATGTTGTATTAGGTGAGAAGAAGTTATCTTACGAAGAATATGGTAACCTACATACTTTATACAAACATAATCATCAACTCTTTATTGACTATAATATTAAAGACGTTGAATTGGTTGACCGAATAGAAGATAAGATGGGTCTTATTACTCTATGTATGACTATGGCATATAAAGGTGGTGTAAACTATAATGATACATTTGGTACCACTGCTATATGGGATACTATCATATATCGTAAACTACATGAGAATAATATTGTAATACCATTCATAGAAGATAAAGTAAAAACATTTTATCCAGGTGGTTATGTAAAAGAACCTCAAGTTGGTATACATGAAAACCTGGTAAGTTTTGATTTAAACTCACTTTATCCTTCAATCATTATGCAATATAATATGTCACCAGAAACTATTGCTGATGGTGAAATAGGTAATGTTGATATTGAACAAGTACTTACAAAATCACAAAGACCAAATAATAAAGGTAAAGCTCTAGCGGCAAATGGTCAATACTTCAATACTGACAAACCTGGAATCATCCCAGCTATTATTGATGAAATGTATCAAGAGCGTGTCACTATAAAAGGTGATATGATTAAAGCTCAAAAGAAATTACAAAAGGTAGATAAAAATGATAAACAAGAACTTTACTCGATTGAAAGAGAAATATCAATCGCTGAAAATAGCCAAATGGCAATTAAGATTCTTCTTAATAGTCTTTATGGTGCTATGGGGAATAAATATTTTAGATTCTTCGATCAGAGAATCGCGGAAGCCATTACCCTCACCGGTCAGCTCACCATTCGATGGGCCGAATATGAACTTAATTCATTTCTCAATCGAACAATGCGAACAACATCGTTTAAAGACTATGTCGTCGCCATCGATACTGACTCGTTGTATGTTAGCTTAGATGATATTGTAAACAAATTTAATCCAAAGAATCCTATTGATTTCCTAGATAAGATTTGTAATGATACACTTGAGCCAGTGTTGGCAAAATCATATGATGATTTATATTCTATGTTAGGTGGAGTATCAAACAGAATGGTTATGGCAAGAGAAGTTATTGCTGACCGTGGTATTTGGACTGCTAAGAAAAGATATATTCTCAATGTATTGGATAACGAAGGTGTTCGATATAAAGAACCTAAACTCAAGATTATGGGTATTGAAGCAATTAAGTCTTCTACTCCAGAACCATGTCGTGATGCACTTAAAGAATTATTTAAAGTTATTATGTCAAGTAATGAATCTGATGTTCAAAAATCTATTGAACAATTTAAGAATTACTTCAAGACATTACCACCTGATGAAATTGCATTCCCACGCGGAGTCTCAAAGGTTAAAGAATATAAAGATCATAATACTATATACAAAAAAGGTACACCAATACATGTTCGTGGTTCTTTACTATTTAATAAACAAGTCCAAGATTTAGCGTTAACCAAAAAGTATGCACTAATTCAAAATGGCGAAAAGATTAAGTTTGTATATTTACGAACACCAAACACTATCAAAGAAAATGTAATTGCATTCCCTGACTACTTACCTGAAGAATTTAACCTTCATAAGTATATTGATTATGATATGCAATTCCAAAAAACATTCTTGGATCCTATTGAGCCTATTCTTGATGCAGTTGGTTGGAATTCAGAAGAAGTTGTATCTTTAGAGGATTTCTTTGGATGATTAAAATAAAAAATTCAATAGTATATCCGGGTCATTATAGTTTAGATGATTGTACAAATATAGAAAAGATATGTAAAAACTTTCCTGAACAAGATGCTACAATACAAGATACAAAATCAGGCAATATTAAAAATACTGTTAAAGATAATATAAGAAAATCAAAAGTAAGATTTATACATTTGAATCAATCATGGGGTGCACACGAATTATATACAGAATTAACAAACTTAGTAACAAAAATTAATAAAGAATTTTTTAACCTAGAAATAGGTGGTATAGATAGTATTCAGTATACAGAATATGATAGTTCTTATAAAGGACATTATGATTGGCATACTGATTGGAATTGGAATGTTCCTGGAGATAGAGTTAGAAAATTAAGTATGACTATTCAACTATCTGATGGTTCAGAATATGAAGGAGGAGATTTTGAATTAGCTTTAGATATTAAACCTGGTTTTGCTTCAACAAAACAATTAGGTACTGTTATTGCTTTTCCATCTTTTATGCCACATAGAGTAACACCAGTGACTTCTGGTTTAAGAAAGTCTTTAGTAGTGTGGTTTACAGGGCCACCATTTAAATGAAATTAACTATTTACATTATACCAAAACTGTGGTATAATATAACTATATTATGGAGAAATTATGAAAGAATCTTTGAGAGTGCTACAAGAATGTGCTGAGTTACAAACACAAAAGTCTAATGACTATCAGAATCCAAATTCTAAAATAACTCAAGCTGATTATTATCCAAATGGTATCACAACCATTCATGACATTATGCATGCTAAAATGCTAAGAATGGCATCCGTTATGGAAGCTATGCAAACTAGCGATTATGAACCTAATTTTGAATCTCTTGAAGATTCAGCAAAAGATTTAATTAATTATGCATCATTCTTTGTTGCATATTGCAGACATGGTATTCCAGGTCAAGACTTAAATAAAGATGCATTTAACTCTAATAATAATATTGGTTTAAAAGGAGATGATAATGTATCAAGTGAATAACACTGCAGACATAAAAGAAGTATTTAAGAAACACTTAAAAGCTGAAAACTATGTAACTGATAAAACTGGTGTAAAGACTATTGAAATACTTGGTGCATCTTTTGTTGCAGATAAACCAGCCATCTTTGGTACTCCAAATGAAGAGTATATTAAAGCAGAGATTGATTGGTATAA